ACCCTTCTGTGGAAAATAAGAGTAATATAGAAGAACTTGTTTTTGAGCAGAAAGGGGCTGAAGATTCTGATGGTTTAAGGATTGTTTTTGATATTAATTATCCTGGAATTTCAGGGTGGTATTATAGTGAAATAACAATTTATAATGTAAATGATTATTATTACAATAAAGTTTTAAATGAAGGATCTTTGATTACCCTTGAGGCAGGATATCAAGATAATTGTGATATTATTTTTCAAGGATTCTTATTTCAGGTTATTTACGAAAGAGAAAATGTTGTAGATAAAAAAATGGTATTGATGTGTATGGATGGAGATAGATTATTTACATCTGGAATGATGTTGGCAGAAACCGTTCAAAGAGGAATGAAAATAACTTCTCAAATTAATAAAATTTTATCTGATAATGCAAAAAGATTACCAATGGGAGAAAAGGCAAAAGAAGACATTAATAATTATCTAAATGAAAGTTCGGTAAAAGACTTGATAAGAGGAGAAACGGTGTTTAAAACTCCTTCTGAATTATTCAAAGAAAAATTTGGGTATAGAGGAATTGGGAAAAAGAATACATTAAGAATATGTGGATATAATTCTAAAATTGAAGTCGTAGATGATGGTAAAGAATATGAATATGATAAAAGTAAGGCTATTGTAATTTCTCCTTCTCAAGGAGGCCTTGTAGGAACTCCGAGACAGACGATGTATGGATGTAATTTTACTTGTTTGTTAAATCCTAAAATTGTACTTGTAAGGCCTCATTGTGTTGTTAAATTGGAAGGAACGGGTTTTCAACAAATGAGGGCTAGACATGGAGAAGCTCCAATCCCTTTGTCTGGGTTAGGAGTCGCAGATAATTATCAAATACAAATGTATCAGATAATTGGGGTGAGACATATTGGGGATTCAAGAGGAGATCAGTGGTACACATATGCAACAGGAATTAATTTAAAAGGTGCGATCCCTGTTTCTCCAATAACATATACGGATTTTTTTAAAGAATAAAAGAATAATAGAAAGGAATAAATTATGATTTCAAAATCTTTAAGGCTTTCTCAAGATTTTCCTATTAATAATCAAATCATTGAAGATTTTTTAAATCAGTATGATTTTAATCTTCGTTGTGCTGCTCCTGGTATTATACGTGGATTTAATAAAGATGAGCAAACTGTCAAAGTCCAGTTGTCTATGAAAGAGATTGTATATGTTGATTCAGAATTAAGTTCTAAAGCAATACCTGAATTAGTTGATGTCCCAATAGTTGTCCCCAGGGCAGGAAATTTTGTTATAACAATGCCGATCAAAGAAGGGGATGAATGTTTAGTTGTTTTCGGAGATATGTGTATTGATCCTTGGTGGAAATATGGAGAAGACAAAGAGAATGAAATTAATAAAGGAGCAAGAGAACAAATCTCGATTCGGAGGCATGACCTATCTGATGGTTTTGCCCTTATTGGAGTTTGGAGCCAACCCAATGTAATAGAAGATTACTCTGTTGATGCATTAGAAGTTAGAACAATTGATGGGAAAAAGAAGATTCAAGTCGGAGATGATTCAATAAATGTTTATGTAGAAGATACAGCAATCGAAATAGAAGACGGGAAAATAATTTTGAGATACAAAGGAACAACAGTGTTTACTTTAGAAGATAGAGTCGTAACTGTTGAATCAGATGTTATTAAATTAGGTGGTTCTTCTGGATTGCAGAAATTAATAGATGAGAGAATTTTGAGTTATTATGATGGTCATACCCATTTGTATAATCCCGGTTCTGGATCTTCGACTCAAACTGGAGTCCCAGTTGTTCCTTTAACTCCTTTGCTTACAAGCATAGCAACAACGAATACGGAGGCCAAATGAAATACAGAAGAATTATAGACGGAGAGCCTCAATTTGGACAATCACAAAAAGATTTTGCTCAAGGAATAGAAGCTGTTTCTCAGGCGATTTGTACAAGGTTAAAGTTGTTTACCAATGAATGGTGGGAAGATTTAAAAGATGGGTTGCCTCTTTGGACTTTAATGGTAGGGCAAGGAGGCAACGGGAATAGAAATATGATTTCTTCATTAATAACAGCAAGAATTTTAGATACTAAATTAGATGATTTAAAATTAGTTTCTGGGATGTCTAATGTTTCTTTTTCTTTTGATGGAGAATCAAGAAAATTTTCTTATACTGGCACTGCCATTAGTATATATGGGGAAATAACGATAACGAATAATGGAGGTTAAATATGAGCAGTTACTTTGCACCGTATATAGATTCTAATGGATTTCATCGACCAACATATTCTCAGATATTAGATAATTTAATATCAAATTATAAATCTATATATGGTCAAGATGTTTATTTAGGGAATGATTCTGCCGATTATCAATGGATATCTATTGTGGCCTATAGGTTGAATGATGCTATACTTGCATTAGAACAGGAATATCAAAATCGCAGTCCTTTAACTGCAACAGGAACAGCATTAGACAGTTTAGTGAAAATAAATGGAATTACAAGAAAAGAAGCCACTTATTCTACTTGCGAAGTTACCATAACAGGGACAGCATTAACAATTATATCTAATGGTGTTATTCAGGATTCTAGTGGATATCTTTGGGATTTACCACAAGTAACTATAATTGGAACGAATGGAACGGTTACTGCTATTGCAACTTGTCAGACAGAAGGTTCTATTATGGCGACAGTTGGAAGCATTACAACAATAATGACGCCTCAATATGGGTGGAACTCCGTTACAAATGCAAGTGAAGCGGTTGTTGGTCAACCTATTGAGACTGATGAACAATTAAGAGCAAGACAGGCATTAAGTACTCGGTTGGCATCTCATACAATGTTATCTGGCACAGAGGCAGGAATTGCAGCTGTTGCAGATGTTACGAGATGGAATATTCATGAGAATTATTCTTCTGTGATCGATTCAGAAAATTGTCCTCCTCATTCTATCACTTGTATAGTTGAAGGAGGCACGGATCTTGATGTTGCAACGGCGATTTTCTTAAATAAAGGAATTGGATGTGATACTTATGGTGGAGATAGTGGAGATCCATATCTTGTTGAAGAACTTATTACTGATGAAGATACAGGTGATCAAATTCTTATAAGCTTTAGAAGGCCAGAATACAAACCCGTATATGTGGATATAACAATTAAAGCATTAACAGGATATGTTTCTTCTATTGCGGATGAAATAATTACTGCAATTTGTGATTATCTTAACAGTTTGCAAATTGGGCAAAGCCTTACAATATCGGCATTATATTCAACTGCGATGTCTGTTATGGAAGACATAAAGACTCCTGCCTATTCAGTAACATCTATATTAGCAGGATATGAAGAAGGAGAATTGTATGCTGTTGATTTACCTGTTCAATTTGACGAAGTTACTCAAGGAATTATATCTGAATCTCCTAAGTATATAACAATAACGGTGACTTAAAATGGCGAAAACGACAGAAGAATATTTATTAATGGTGACAAGCCAATATCAGAATTCTCCAAAATTTTTGGAGTGGCTTAGAGTTGTAATTGAAATGTGTAAGGATATTCAAGATTGTACAGAGCAAATGGTTTCAGCCTTTGATATAGATTCTGCATTAGGGAATCAACTTGATATTTTAGGGTCTATAATTGGCCAAACAAGATTCTTAAAATTCGATCCGACAGAATCTTCCTCTTATCTTTCAGATGAAGATTATAGAAAAGTTTTAAAATTAAGAACTTATACAAATTACTGGGATGGCAAATTGCATTCTTTACATTCTGCATGGGAAAATGTTTTTCCTGATTGCTCAATGGTGATTGATGATATGCAAAATATGTCTGCAGAAATTACGTTGACAGGCAGATTATCAAGCGTTATCAAAGAAATGATTTATAATGATTTAATTATTCCAAGACCAGAAGGAGTAGAATATTTTCATGTTGGTGTCGCTCCTGAAACTTCTGCTTTATTTTCATATGATTATAATGATACGGAAAGCGAAGTTTACAAGGGGTATGATGTTGGATATTGGGATGTAACGTTCTAAAAAATAGGAGAATTAATTATGGCACATAATTTTCAACAATGGTGGGAAAACGGAACAGGGAATATAATGTCTATTGC